TTCCGACAAGATACACGACTTGATTCCTGACAAGGACCTCACGATGGAGTTTATTCTGAGCCTAACTCAGCATCAGCGCGAGATTCTGATTGATGCTATGGTCAGCGGAGATGGATGGATTAGGCCGGGAAACCAGCGCTCGTATAGTCAAAAGAACCAATCCAGTGTTGATTTTTTTCAAGCGCTTCTGACGATTGCTGGTACTAAGTCTAACTATCATCACCGCGAAATAACTTCGTTCGGCAAGCCCATGTCTATTTACACCGTGAATCTATTTTCGGCGAGAAAAAACATTACACCCGGTGAGCGCTTGGACCTTCACGGTGGATTGAACAACGGTGCTGGAACCAATAGAGCGCGTGGAAAAGAATCATTCCCGAACGTGCCAACCGTTCCATACGAGGGGATGGTGTGGTGTCCCGAGACCGAATACGGTTCGTTTGTTGCCCGTCGTAACGGCAAAGTTTATCTTACGGGCAACAGTTATAAAGATGAAATGCAGTGTCAAGCGCTGCTTCAACTGACCGAAAGTGGTCTGAAGTTTGACGAATCCAAAGGCAAAAATCCATTTGCCTACTACACTTGCTGCGTGGCGAACTCATTCACGAAGATTCTGAACAATGAAAAACGCGTTCAAAACATTCGTGACGATGTCTTAGAAATCAATGGACTAACGCCCAGTTGGACTCGTCAGAACGCTGGCGTGTTTGAGGCACAAGTAGCCCGATTCAACGAGGAGTAAAACTCTGCTGTTGTCTAACCCATTGTGGTGGTGTATAGTGACTACTGTACATTTCACAATGGGTTTTTTATGACAAACTTATTCAAGAGAGCCGCAGTTTTCACGGACCTCCATTGGGGCGCTAAAAATAATAGCGCAGTCCATAATCAAGACTGCGAACAGTTCATTGAGTGGTTCATCACCACTGCTAAAGAGCAGAACTGTGAGACGTGTCTGTTCTTAGGTGACTGGACGCACAATAGGGCGACCATCAACATCCAGACTTTACACCACAGTATCAAAGCGTTAGAGAGACTGAACGAATCATTTAGTCAGACTTTCGTTATTACTGGGAACCACGACACTTTCTACCGCCACTCACGCGAAGTTCATTCGTTGGAGTGGGCTAGGCATCTTCCAAATATTCACATCGTTGATGACTGGATTACATCTGGTGACGTCACGCTGATTCCGTGGATTATCGGAGACGAGCATCACCGCATTCAAAAACTAAAATCCAAGTACGTATTTGGTCACTTTGAGTTACCACACTTCAAGATGAACTCACTGGTTACTATGCCAGACCACGGGAATGTTCATTCTGAAGATTTTGATAAGATTGAAAAAGTATTCTCGGGCCACTTTCATCTACGCCAAGTAAAGAATAATATTCATTACATTGGAAACGCCTTTCCGCACAACTTTGCTGACGTAGGCGATTCTGCCCGTGGTTGTATGGTGCTTGATTGGGGCGGTGAGCCAGAGTATCACGCGTGGCCCGACCAGCCGCTATACATCGTCACTAAACTCAGTGAGTTGATTGATAATGCTGGTTCTATTTTGTCACCCAGTGCCCACGTTCGCGTAGAGTTGGATATTGGCATTAGTTACGAAGAAGCGAACTTCATCAAGAGTACGTTTAGTACGCAGTATGGCTTCCGAGAAATGACGCTTCTTCCTATCAAAAACAGTATCAACGACATTGATGTGGCACAGTCTGAAACGAAGTTTGAATCTATTGACCAGATAGTATCAGAACAGATTGCGGCGATATCAAGTGAGTTCTACGACCCTAAGTTACTCCTCTCTATCTACCAGTCTTTGTAATCGTAATGACGGACAAATATCAGAGTAGTAATCTACTGGGTATATTACTGGAAGAACAGAATACATACTCTGGATTTTCTAAACTCAACGAAGCCAATCCTAGCAGAGAAATAATATCATAATGTCACTTTTATTGAATCAACTAACGGCTCGTAACTTTCTAAGCGTAGGAAACTCCACACAAGGAATAAATCTGAATCGCCAAGACCTAACGTTAGTATTAGGCGAGAATCTTGATGCTGGTGGTGACGGTAGCAGAAACGGCGTAGGCAAAACTGCCCTCGTGAATATCTTGTCTTATGCGTTGTATGGTCAGGCTATTAGTAATATCAGAAAAGATAATCTTATCAACTTGACGAACGCTAAGAATATGTTAGTCAGTGTTGATTTTAGTATCAGCGGACAAGCATACCGTATTGAGCGTGGTAGGAAGCCAAACATTCTAAAGTTTTATGTCAATGACCAAGAGCAACAGTTCAGCGACCAAGCACAAGGTGACAGTCGCGAGACACAAAGTGCTATTGATAATCTTCTCGGCATTAGCCACGAGATGTTCAAGCACATCGTGGCTATCAACACCTACACTGACCCGTTCTTGTCGCTAAAGACAAACGACCAACGGGCAATCATCGAGCAACTACTCGGAATCACTCAACTTAGTGAGCGAGCAGAAAAAATAAAAGTACTCACTAAAGCAACCAGAGATGCTATTACGCAAGAAGAGTTCAGAATCAGAGCCATCAACGAGGCCAACACCAGAATACACGAGCAGATTGACAGCCTAAAGCGGAAACAAAAACTGTGGCTGAACAAGAAAGAACAAGACATCACGATATTCGCGCAATCCATTGATGACCTATCACACGTAGATGGTGACACAGAGATTCAGCAACACAAAGACCTTGAAATCTGGAATGCTAAGAGTGCTTCAATAGCAGAAGCAACGCGGTGGACGAAGACTATTGAAACCGAACAGAAGCGCTTAGAGAAGACTCAGTCTAAACTAAAACAAGAAATAGAGTCTCTGGAACTACACAAGTGTCACGCGTGTGGCCAAGAACTACACGACGAAAAACAAAACGAAATCATCCAGTCTAAAAAAGAACAGTTACAAGAAGCAGCGCTACACTGGTTATCAAATAATACTCAGTACAACGAACACCAAGCGGCAATAACCGAGATTGGTGATATTGGTCATCAGCCAAAAGTATTCTATGATTCACTTGAACAGGCGTTGAATCATAGGCACACCGTTGAAACTCTTCACCAGCAGTTAGCGCAACGAACAGCCGATGAAGACCCGTATGAAGAACAGATTCACGAGATGGTCAATCAAGCCATCCAAGAAGTTAGTTATGACGCACTAAACGAACTAACCAGACTTCAAGAGCATCAAGATTTCTTGATGAAACTGCTGACCAGTAAAGATAGTTTTATCAGAAAGAAAATCATTGACCAGAATCTAGCATACTTGAACTCGCGTCTGACTTATTATCTTGACCGTGTAGGACTGCCGCATTCAGTGAAGTTCTTGAATGACTTGTCGGTTAGCATTGAAGAGTTTGGCAGAGAGCTGGATTTTGGAAATTTATCAAGGGGTGAGATGACCAGACTAACGCTGTCTCTGAGTTTTGCGTTCAGAGACGTTCATGAGAGTTTGTTTGGTTCAATAAATCTTCTGTTCATCGACGAGATGATTGACTCGGGCTTGGATTCGGCTGGCGTAGAGAGTGCGTTGTCATTGCTAAAGAAGATGTCACGTGACCGTCAGAAGAGCGTATGGTTGGTCAGCCACAGAGAAGAACTGATTAGCCGCGTGGATAACAAACTGATAGTACAAAAACAAGATGGATTTACATCGTTCATGACGGAGGCTGGTTCATTATGAAGCAACGAATGATTGACTACTACATGGACTTGGCCGTTAGGACGTCAGAGTTGAGCAGAGCAGAAAAACTAAAAGTAGGCGCTGTGATAGTTACAGCAGACGATTGCGTGCTTTACGGCTGGAATGGAACGGTGGCTGGATTTGATAACGTGTGTGAAAAACGTGTGTATCAGACTGAAGCGGACGCTTCGGCATTTACCAGAGACGAACTTCGGGTTATGTGGCCGTACGAAGACGAGAATGGCCGCTACTATCTAAAGACGTTCTTGGAGGTCCTACACGCAGAAAGTAACGCGTTGATGAAACTAGCGAAATCAACGCTGAGCGGCCGAGGCGCCCATCTGTTTCAAACACACTCACCGTGCGTAGATTGCGCTAAGATGATTTATCAAGCAGGCATCGTTAGCGTTCATTACCACAATGATTATCGGTCAGATGTTGGGTCAGACTTCTTACGCCGATGTGGAGTGGATGTAACGAAGGTGATGAAGGGTTGACTTTTTGAATAGTTTCTGTATAATGGTCCTCAGTTCAACACAACAGAGGACAGTTCAATGATATCAGCAACACACGATTACGTAGAGCAGACTCGGCGTTACGCAGAAATGCTTGAGCACGATAACGCAGTGAGGGCGGCACGGGCTAAACTGAAAGGCATGAACTTGACGCAACAGTTCGCCTATGGACTTGAAATGATTGCCCAGGGTTTTGAGACGAAACCCAGGCTACTCAGCGCAATTAGCACGCAGATTCGTAAATGCCGTGAGTTGAAGAAGTTCGTTCATACTCAGCCGATGACACCCCACTCGTTGATTTCTGAAATCAATGCGCGTCTTCCTCTAAATAAACATTCCAAGATTGCTGTTTTGTTTTCAGCAGAATGGGCCCTACATCTTCGTGTTCAAGGCTACACCGACATCACGTTGATAACCGATGTACCGTGTAAGGCTTCTCAAACAGTTGCTGGTGTCATCGGTGTTGAATACAAGCACTTAGGTGAAATCCAGGATATGAATTTTGACGTGGTAGTCGGCAATCCTCCATACGAGAAGGGTGCCGCTTTCAAGTTTATGAAAATAGTAGCAGAAGTACCAGTGGTGGCTATGATAGTGCCGGCCGGCTTCATGACTCAATCTTCTTATGCCTCTTTCAGAGAAGACTACTCCTCAGTGAGTGGCTTCAAGAAAATCAAGTTATTACCAGTAGGTACTTTCAAGACTCACGGCAACAAAGATGTACTTCGCCAGACCGTGTGGTTCATTTCTGAGAAGGGATACAAAGGGCCCATCGAATACTCACGCAAGGGATTCACTGCTACGATGAACACCAATGGCACTTCTGAGCCAATGATTCATTACTACGGTGATATCTCTAAGGGTATCTGGGAGAAGGCTGTTGCTTACTCGCACCGGATGAATGTTGAGTGGTGGAACGCTTCTTCGTATGACTCATCTATTAGTTGCGTTCATTTCCCAGAGAAGATGGATGCTGACTACGTTGATCGCGGAAACACCAAGCGAAACACCATCTATGATAATCAGTTCGGCAAGTCATCCCACATCGGGGTTATTGCTGGTACTGTAGCAGCACCGACCGCTGAACAACTAAAAAGCAAGCGTGGTTTCATTCGCACATCTAATCCAGATGCCACTTACGCTTGGTTAGGTAGCCACCTCTATGGCGTGCTGCTATCAATGGTTGCTACTACACAAGACATCACCAAATCATCCGTGGGAGCACTTCCGCATCTTATCATTGATGACTTCACCGAAGAGAAGGCATACGACACACTCGGACTTACCACTGAAGAACGCGAGTGGCTGACTTCACTTAGAACCACCACTAACTAACTTTTTACTCTTGCTACGTTGACTTTTCAAATCATTTCTGTATAATGCTTTACATGGTTAGGGCGCAGGGCACTAACAGCCACATCAGAGAGAAACACAATGAAACTGAGAGACTATCAAGAAAGCATCAAGGCAGCATCAGAACGGTTCTACGATGATGCTGCTGTTAGCAGAGCCCAAGTCTATGCGCCTACTGGAGCCGGCAAGACGGTCTGCTTCACTAATCTGATTGAGTACGCTATCAGCAAGGGTGCTACTAACATCGCCGTTGCTCATCCTAGAATAGCACTAAGCCAAGACCAACTTCGTCGCATTGAAAAAGACTTCGGTGAATCAGTCACTTACTCTAACTTCCACAGTGGCAAGAATCCATCCATGTCAGTGGTTCGTGGCATCAGCACCACTAAGACATCAGAACTAAAGAAAGTCATTGCCTACAGCCACGAGGTAAATCGCCCGCACATCACTCTGAGTTCCTACCACAGTTTTGACAAATTGAATCAGTCTGATATCACTTTTGACTTGATTATCTGTGACGAAGCGCATTACTGTACGAGCGACAAGTTCTCTGACTTACTTGAAGGGTTCAAGGCCAACAAGGTAATATTCTACACTGCTACTCCGGTTGATTCATCTAACGCAAAGATGAGAGACACTGTCACGTTTGGTGAAGTTATTGAAAGCGTTCGCCCAGTTGAACTGATTGTACCAGGCTACATCGTATCTCCTATCGTTCAGCGTCTTGATTGCTTGCCATCAGAACTCAACAGCGGCGACGACGTAAAAATCGTTGATATCGTAAAGCGTGCTTATGTAGAGCAGTACAAGGTTACCAAAGAATGGGGCATGCCATACCATCAAATGTTAGTGGTTGCTCGTGATGTAGTCAATGACCTCCACAGCAACGTCATGACCAAGGAAGGACTGGTTGATATTCAGTCGTACATCGCTGCTAACACCGATATCAAGATTACCGACATTGATATCTATGTTATCACCGCAAACGGCGCTTATTGTAACGACCGCGCACTGGCTAGCCGTGACGAAGCATTGACTCAGATAAAAGTAAAAGGCAAGAACTGTATCATCTGCCACTACGACACTCTGTCAGAAGGTATTGACATTGACACGCTGTCTGGATGTGTTATTCTTCGGGAACTCAGCAAGCCGAAGTTGATTCAGACCATCGGCCGGTGTGCCAGACCGTATGTAGGTGACTTGACCTCTGACCGTGAGCCAAACCCTACGCTGTACAAGGCTGGTGCTTATGACCACCGCGTAAAGAAGAACTGTATCGTAACCGTACCAGTAGTAGAAGGACAGCCGCTGGCTGGCATTGATTACAACACCGTAGTAGAGGACTTTTTGTTCGGTGATTACAATCGTATCCGGCATGAAGTGAGCACTCCGGCACTTCCAATCGGAGCAGGCACCGACGAAGAGATGGATACAGAAGAACTGGGGTTCGTTACCGTAGAAGGACATAGTATTGAGAGTGAATACGAAGATGCACTCTCTGAAATGATAGCTGCTATCTAACGCGATACTTACTGGAGTACTCTGTGATTACTAACACTCATTCTTTCAATCTTCGCTGCATTGACTTTGCGGCTATCTTACGGCACACTACCCTAGACGATATGCTGAAAGAAGTACATGAACAAAGCAAGTCTGAAGAAGCCAAAATCAGGGTAGACGTTGCTAACTACAAAGACTACGGTACTGACCAATGGTGCCCGTTGTATTTCGGCATGTTTTCTGAGTGGTTGGCTTGTCATTTTCTTAACCATTACGGCAGACTATGGAACGTTCAGAGCATAACAATGACCGACAGTGTAGGTTCAACACATGAAGACTATGGCATTGATGGCATGGGATTCTCCATAGACCGCAAAGAAGATAAAGCATCCGGTCGCATCATAGTGCCTAACAGCCCCGTGTATCTCCAAGTGAAGGGCACGCTAAATCCTCGGAAGGAATATTCTCCGAACGATGGAAGCAGATTGCCTAACTTCGGATGTAATGCTATGGCTACAGCGCTAAAAACTGGATACGCTTATCAGAGTCGTTTTTTGTTATTCACGACAGGCAAAGGGATATCTTACACATTAGACAAGATGTTTATGGGATTGATTGAAGTGATTGCTCGTAAGCAGATATCCAAACTAATGGACAACAACGCTGTGTTTTTGAATCAGATGCGCGTTAGTGTAGGACTCCCACCAGTGCCAATCGCAAGCAGTGCCCCAGATTCAGAATTCGTGACTACCGGAATGTTGTTGTCTGAGTTAGCAGACTAGAAGCGTTGACTTTTTGAATCGTTTCTGTATAATGCTTTACATGGTTAGGGCACAGGGCGCTAACAACAACTCTGGAATATCAATGAAAACTTCGCTCAAGTTCGCCATCGCATCTTGCCTCGTTGTATCGGTAGCCGGTGCTGCCTACTGGGCTGGTACTCAATCTGCTGACGTCAGCACAACCAAAGAGTCGTCGCCGGTTGCTCGTGGTGATTTCAGCATCCCAACTTACAGCCTCGGTTCGCTTAGTGGTACCAAACGCTGGGAGGGAGATGTTACCACAGAGGAAGTACGTTTCAAGGCACAGATAGAGGCCAACAAAGAAATTAGCATTCGTGGCACCTCAATCTACGGACTCACGCTAAAAGACAGCAGTGGCAACGACGTGGATTGTGATTTGTCTTCGGACACTAACGAGTGCGACACCTTTGTTACGACTGTGGATGGACCATATGAAATCATAATCAACTATCAGCTGAGTTCTGGCTATGACGAAAAGGGCAATGTGATACCTGCGGATAGCATTGAATCGAGCGTAGAATTCACCGTTTCTGACATAGAATCCACACCTTCAACACAAAACGACGCCGTGGTGTCCGAGAGCGAGGTAGTCTCTGATGACGACCTGGCATTCAAGTTAGGACAATGCTTCCACGTGTTTTATGGATTTACTGCGGTTGCTAACCAAGAGAAATTGAATATTCTGAATAGAAGTACTGCTTCCATGACTGCGAAACAGAGTGCTATGGCCAAACTTGACTCAGCAGCAAAAGTTCTCCGGGAAGGAGCCTCTCAGATGTACCAAGAGGTTGCTGTCTCTAAGCCAGGCCAATTCAACACGATGTTTCAACGTTCAGTTCAGCAAAATATCAATCCTGCCGCTGGCTTGCCCGTAGAGCAGTACATGAATCATGTCACGGACTGTGGCCGGGCAGCCGAAAACATTCAGTAACAACTTTCTTCCCTCTCGTAGCGGCCAAATAATTTGGCCGCTTTTTTTGTGCCCCTAAATATCACAATGTCAAGTAAGTCAAAAACAACAAATAAGCACGAGCCACGAGAATGCAACTCTCCGCTCGTTGTAATGTCACAGGAGGACATCAGATATGACATTTACCAAGAACAGCCCTCCGCGTGGGTATTATGTCTATTTTTATTTATCCCGTAACGGGCGACCGTACTATGTCGGGCTAGGTCGTGGTGCCCGTGCGTGGATCGAGCACAACCAAAAAGCTCACACAGGCAAAAGATCAGGAGTACACACTCCTAAAGATCCTAAAAGAATCGTAATCTACGAATGGGATCTGACTCTGTTGTGGGCAAGTCTCTTAGAAAGAAAATTTATACGATTCTTTGGACGAAGAAAGCATCCAGAGGAGAAGGGCATTTTGCTCAACAAATCAGACGGAGGCCAAGGTGGATTTGCAAAAGGCACCTCGATGTTTGTGAACCCGCTCACAAACGAAGTCACTCGGACGTACAAACAGGATCCAAGAGTATTAGACGGCACGTTTGTGTCAAAAGGAGCCGGTGCAGGCAATTCGATGTACGGAAAGAAGGCCTCTATTGAAACTCGCGCACTCATGTCATTACAGAGAACAGGGAGAAAGCAATCTCAAGAAGTCATTGACGACAGAGTGCACAAGATCAAAAAAGCAATGCAAGCGCCTGCTACTAAACAGAAGCACAGCGAAAACACATCGAAATCAAAATACAAACAGTGTGCAGGCAAGTACAAAGGCCTAATTGAATACTTAGAAACTATTCAATACTATCGGGGGATGTTCAAGGATGTAGCAACAAAACACGATGCTAATCAAGAAACCGTTGCCAGAATCTTTAGAAATCTTCCGTTTTACCGAGAACTATTAAATGAGTGGATCCAGGAGCAAACAGAAAGGGAACGGTTACGAGAGATCCGTCGCCAAATATCTATCTGAGTTATTCGGGGAGTCGTTTATACGAGTCCCTAATTCAGGCGCCTTCGTGGGAGGATCTAATTCCGTTCGTAAACATTGTCTATCAGAATCACAAATCAGAACGTTCAAGGGAGATATCATACCACCAGACAACTGGACCAGGTGGTGTTGCGAGTGCAAATCGTATGCCGACTTTCCATTTCACCAACTACTCTCCGGCAGCGTAAAAGTACTGGACGCGTGGATTGAGCAGTGTATGGCAGCGGCCGATGATGGCGACTTCAGTTTTATTGCTTTCAAAATTTCTAGAAAAGGTCAATTCGTGGCTGTAAAAAATTGCCACGAGGGGTTGACTTTCGCCAACCACGTAGCATATAATAA